TATAAAGATTCTAATCTTTGTTCTTGTGCTTTTGCTTCTAATGATTCTTTTTCAAATGCAGCTTGTAACTTTTTAAGTTCATTCATATTTCTCTTAATAGTTACTCTATCAAACCAATCTCCGCCTTCTCTTAAAGTATATTCTTGTGCCGCATCTGCAATACCACCCAATGTTTCTGCTACTTGTCTAATATCTGATTTTCTACTCATACCTTCTCTATGTTGACCATAAGTTGATATTATTTCTAAGAAATGCTTTTTTAATTCAGTTGGTAATTGTTGCAAATCGTCTTCTTCTTTTAAAAGGTCTTTTAACTTTATCATAGTTATTTCTTTACAATTTTATATTTTCTTAATTTAGTAACTGCTTGCTGTAAATCTTGAGGAGTCATTCCTAATGCATCAACCAATTTTGCAACAACTAATTGTTCTTTTTTTCTTGATAAATTATAAGATTTGATAACACTCAATGCTCTATCTAAAAATCTTTCAACTTTAGATGGGATTGATACATCCATATCTTCTAAATCTTCTTTAACTATTTTATTAGTTGGTATTAAGTTTATTAACTTTGCCATATTAGTTTAATTCTATTATAATTTCTCTCATTAAATCTTGTGATTTACACCACTTACCACATTCTTCAGCTACTTTTGCCCATTGTTTAGATTCGTTCATAGGAGCCATAAATGCACCATGTGTTGACGGGTTTGATACAAAGTCCCATCCTACCAATTCAAAGTCTTCCTGAACCATTACAGTTCCATCTCTAAGTTCTTTTACAGAACCTAAACCTCTTGATGAAATGCCTAAACGAATATTATTTTTTAATAGTTCTTTTAAGATATTACCAGATGGAGTTGAAAGAATTTCTACAACACCAATAACATCATCACCATCCCAACCAATTTCTCTTATATTATGAGAAACGTTTTTAAGATTGATAACTGGAGAATCTGGATGATCTAATTCACCTAAAGCTCTTCTTTCTTTGATAAGTTGTTCGTATTTCTTACACTCTCTCTCCAATATTTCTTTAGGATATCTTCTACCATTTTGATTTGCAGCTCCTGCTCTTTGAAGAATGCCTTTAACTAAATACGTTCCGTTTTCTTCTTTTACAAGCTTTGCTTCAAACAAATGTGTTTCTATTAATAATCCTTTATTCATTTTATTTTATATCTTTTTTAACCTTTTCTATTGCTCTATCAGTAATTGATTTATCTGACCAAGACTTCAAAAATATAGTTCTTAATTGGTTTTCTATTTCTGATTTTTCTAACTCATCTTTTGTACTATCTATCACTTTATTTATTTGTGTTTGTACAAATCCTAATCTCACTATTTTATCAGCAGTTGATCCATCAATACCTCTTTTTGCATCAATAATATTAGTTACATCACTTATAAAGTTTTTATTATTTGTTAATGTATCTAATATATCTTTTACCGGTTTTTTATAATCAGGCTTAGCTGAGAAATATTTCATTCCTTTATCAACTAATTCCCAAAAATAATAAAAAATAATTTTACCAATGATAAATCCCCCCAAAGCGGTCATTATATCAATGGCCAAATTTTCATTTACTTTTTTTTTTGAATAGCTTCGTTTTTATTTCTTAACTTAGCTAAATCACTTCCTTCAATCTCACCATCCTTATCCACATCAATTTGTTTTTGCTTATCAGTTAGTTCTTCTGGTAATCCAGTTAATCTACCTTCCGATTTTGCTTTTGCCGCTTTATCAACTGCATTAAAAAATGCTTTTTTCTCTTCATCAGACATATTAGATATAGATTTGCCAGTTTTATCTAACATATGTTTAAATAACTGCTGGTAATCGTTTTCTTCTTTTACAACTTGTCTAATAAGTTCTTTTAATTCTGATGTTTTCATTTATTCTGATATTTTGCGAATTTGTTGTTCTAATTTTATCAATCTTTCCTTTATAGTATAAATATGTTTATTTGTTCTTTTCCAAAAATTTTGATTACTTATACCATTCTCTTGCTTTATCTTACCATACCAATTAAGAAATCTTTCCATTTCTGCAAGTTGTTTGCTGATATTAGAAATTCCTTTTCCTATTTTATGAGTAGCTGGGATTTGTTCTTGTTTAAGTTCTAACCAACGATTTTCATTAACAACACTATATCCGGTCAAATCTGCTTGCTTTTTGCCTTTAGCTTTTTCATCTCCTTTTTTTGTAAAAGCGTATGGTGTATTGTAAGGACCAGCTGCATCACTTGTTGTCATTTCGTGAATCATTCTTTCTCTAACCATCTTACGAATGATTTCTCTTATTTTATTAAGGTATTCTTCTTTTTTATCAGGTAATCCTTTATGAGAAGTTGATGCAAAATCTTTAGCATCTTTATCGCTCATTGAATCTGCTGCTTTTGCAACTTCAGGAGATGGAGATTCCATATCACCTTTTTGAGTTGCATGGACCATACCCATAAATTTTTGTTGTGCTTTTGATACTGCTGGCATTTTTTTAGATTTATTTATTCTAATACAATAACCGATCCGGTTAAATTATTTAATGCAGCTGGGTAACAAGGGAATATTTGGTGGTTATCAATTGAAGCTAAACTTATACTTCCTCCACCTGCTAAATGTATACTTCCACTAGGATTTCCTTCTCCTCTCATTATTCCCCAAACATTAGGATATGCTGTTCCTGGGCCCAATGCAACCGATGAAGATACTATTGTTGCCTTATATGCTCTGTAATTTGTCATTTTTTATTTTTTTATTGATTCCTTTAATTCTTTTAATAATTCATAACTCATCATTAATGCAGATAAATGTTGTTCTTTAATCTTTTTAACAGATTTGATTTTTCTAATATTTGCAATCGTTTCCGCTAATTTAATTTTTGTAACTTTATCTGAAATTTTTGAACCAACTTCTTTAAGATTAGTAACTAAATTAAAAACTTCATTACTAACATATTCATTTAATTTTCCAGTATTATTGATATTATTAATATATTCTCTCAATAATCCTTTTTGTTCTTCCGTAAGGTTTTTATATTTTGTATTAAAAGATTCTACTAATAATTTATAAGATACTGCTCTTAAATCATCATCTTGCTTTCTATACTCTTCTAAAACCGCATCTTTAATTTTTACATCTTTATTTTGAATAGAAGAATTAATAATGTTTTCTGCGATTGTAAAACGAGATGAAACTATATCAGTTGGATCAAATTGTTCTTCTGACGTTATTGTTTCAAATATTTTATAAATACTTGCTAAAGTTTTATAATTAGAAATTGGAGATTTAATAAACTCATCTAAATTGTAAGTTTCTTTAATTTCTTTAATAAGATTGTATTTTTCTCTTGTAAGTTTAGTTTCATCTAATCTTTTACGAGCCTGCAATATTGTATTGATGAATTGTTCAGCTTTACTTTCTGAATTATATTTTTCGTTAATAAGATATTGATATAATTTCAATTCTTTAGATAATTCTTTTTTAGAATTAAAATATTCTTTTAGGATTTTTTCAGCAACAGATTTATTAGCAGACATGATTTCCGAAGTAATTTGTCTTACTAATAATTCAAATATAAATCCAGTATTTTTAAACTTTGAATGTTTTATTTTTTTCATCAATTTGTATAATTTGTCAGATATAAATATATTTTTCTATGAGAATACTACTCTTTATCTAAATTCTCTGTTAAAATCTTTTTTTTATTACCATTCATATCTTTAAATATCTCTAAATATGAATTTTTTGGAACATATTTTTTAACAGATCCTTCTTTTGATTTGAGTGTCTTTATTCCCAATGGGTCTCTTCCTTCTGGATGGTCATCTTTACCATACCTAACTGGATCTTTTGGTCTTCCAACACCATCTTCTTCTAATTCTGCTTTTAATTTATTTAATTCTTCTTCCACATTTGTTGTTCCTTCGGTTCCTGTTTCTTTTGCTGGATCAACACCCTGAGTTTCAATTGATGTTAAACGGAATTGTTGTTTAGTATCTTCTAATATTGCAAGTGTCTGTTCATCTTGCTCATCTTTAGCCATTCCCATAATTGCTTGGTACATCCATTCTTTAGAGAACATTTTTGTTTGTTGCATTGATTGAAGTAATGCAACTTTGGAAGTATATAATTCAACTTTTTCTTGTTCGTATATTTTAGATGGAATAGTTAATTCCAGTGTAAAAGTTGTCAATCTATCATCATCTATACCTTGTGCATATAAATGAATGATTGCAATCTTTGTTAATTCTGAAATCATAACTCTTTGAATTCTTTCAATGGTCTTTGCAAATCTAACATCCATTGCTGCCAATGTAGCCTTACCATTTGTATCTTCTTCATATCCTAAATATGCTTTTGGAATTTGAAGTGCGGCCATTAACTTATTTTTTAAATAGTTAATATCATCAGTCATATTATATTCTAACCCCTTTAAAGTATCAATTGAAGTTCCATTATCATTACCACGAACTGGCATATAATAATCTTCAATAAGGTTTTGAATGTTATATTTTAAGTTATATTCACCTGTTCTTTCATCAACAAAAGGAACTTTTTTAGATGCATTAATAATCTTTTGCATATAGTTATCTACCTCATTCGGTGGAATATTACCTACATCAATTTTAAAAATTCTTTTTTCAGGAGCTCTCATTACTCTATGAATTAACATAGCATCTTCCATTAACATCAATTGTTTCCAAACTCTTCTTGCACCTTCTAACATTGATTTACCATAAGGTAAGAAGTTAGAATCATTATTTAAACGGAAGTGAGCAACTTCGTAATTTTCAAATTCTTTTTTAGGGCTTTGGCCATATCCTCCGTTTGGATTTTGATATGGAGCATATACGAATTTAACTCTTTGTGGATTTTTTAAATCAAATTGTTCAACTCTACTAACTTCATATGAAGATAAAGGCATTACGTTTACAATACCAATACCCTCTTCTTCTGCTATTTCTAATTGTAAAAATAAATCACCATATTTAACCAAGTTTCTTGTCCAAGGCCATAAGTTGAATTCTACATTAAGAATATCGTAAAATAAGTTTTCTAAAATTTGTTTGATGTTATCATCTTC